CGCCAGCGGCGGCGCGAAGCCGTGCCTGGTCGTCCATCGCCTCGCCGCGGTCAACCGGGCCGAGCTGGTCTGGCCCCCGGGCATCAGCGAGAACGACCTCAATGCGGCGATCGCGGCCCTGGAGGCCAAGAACATCGCCCTGCTGCCCGCCGACGCGCCGCTGGCCACCGTGTCGCCGACCCGCCTGGTCTTCCAGACCGTGCCGGCCGGTGGCGAGGAGGCGACCAACATCGGCCAGGTCGTGGTCCGCGTCGAGAACGCCGAGGGCATGCTGATGACCGGCGACAACGCGACCTCCGTCGCGCTGGCC